TCCATCTTGAACCCAAGATAACGTATGCACTTGTCCCGTGCTTCATTGTCTTTGTACAGACGACCAAGTTTGTAGCTCAACTCATTCCACAGGCGATTGTTAATCTTAACATCTTCCTGACAACGGTGAGCATACTCCTCATATGTTAGGTTGTCCCAATCCTCTATCAAAGGTTTTGGTACGCCGTAATCTTCCCCATAACTCTCAAGGCCATGCTTACCGCGACTGTAATTTAAGTACCATGAGAGGGCTAGCGTATCTATGATCTCTTGGTGCTTTGCAGGAGAGAACCCCAGTATCTTCAGCAGTGCGGGCAAATCATAACGGATAATGTTGTGACCAATCAATCTGGGCGCTGCCATAAGTACCCCACGCATATGATCATAATCATGGGTGCTGTAGATACTAGAACTCCCATCTTGGTTTACTGTAGTCCAAGACATCACGTGTATCTTGGTAGGGTCTAACCCATCTGTTTCAATATCAAATATCATATCAGCCCCACTGATCTGCCATAGCGTCTGCTATGCCTTGAAAGGTTTTACTTCTTATACGCCATCTGTCCTTTGAAGGGGGTAGGTAGTGTATCCTCTGACGATCTGCTTTAGACAACTTTAACATCTCCTCTTTAACATTGTTTGTTGGTTCAAGCTTTGGCAGACCTCTGAGCCATAAGCAAGTGGCTTTTTGCTCTTTGTGTCCAAACATCCAAGGTTGTACTACTTGAGACTGTGGCCTGTTGCCAATACGCTCTTTTCCATACTTATGCATAATTGGGTTTTCCACACACAGCTTCTTTATAGGATGATTAAGGAACAGATTAAAGAAGTCTGCCGCCTCATCTAACTTAGCCCACCTACTTTCATCACGGTGCAGCCAAGTAACTCCACTGTTAGAAAGGTAAGTACATGGCGGGTGAGCGATGATCAGATCCCAGTTATTTCCTAAGATGTCTCTAACATCTCCTTGATAGTGAGGGCCATGACCTTCACCTTCGAGGATATCACAAGAGACAGCTTCATGGCCTTTCTTTATAAATGCATCCCTTACAGTTCCTGAGAACTCACAAGCTACTAATACTTTCATCTTTCATCTCCTCCCACGCGTTCATGAATATCCTTATTAGCCTATCGGTGACTCTGTAGGGTATCAGGATATCCATAAGTTCGGGTGTAATTGTTTTATATATAGGCAGTATACTGTTTACTATCTCTGCCCTAGCTTCTGCCTTGGTGGTTACGCGGCTCATAACAGGGGTTTTAGGTAATGGGGGCCTTCTGCCCCGTACACATTGCTCCCTTTCAAACTCCCACATAGCCTGACCTAGTTTTTCTTCTTGAGCAGGGGTCATGTATGTGTCTCCTGCAGTGTGAAGCTCTGCGGATCAAACAAGAGAGTTCCGGCTGGGCCTTCTTCAGAACAAGGTCGGTTCTTTTCTACCCGTAGGTAAGTAGTGTTACGGTCGGTATCGTCCTCAGCTAACTTATCTCTGCTTAGGTCGATGATAACAGAAGCACGTTGCCCAATCATACGGCAATACTTTGGATCACCATTCTCGTTAGTGTGTGCGATTGTTACAATACCAATGTTAAGCTCTGCAGCTAACTTAGACAGCCTGATAGACAGGTCAGCCAACTGCTGCTCCTTAGATTCCTCACTCATGCCAACTACAGCATCTTGGATAGGCTCAAAGAACACATACTTACAGTCACACCCACTAGCTAAATATCTTATCTGACTAATGAAGTCATCGGAGTTTGTGCCATCTGGCATATAGAACTGGTAGAACTTCTCACTCTTAGTGATATCACGAATAGCGTTCTCAACCATCTCATGCACTCCAAGAGCTTCGATGATGTCCCTGCGTGTCAGGTTCTGGTTTAGTTGATAAGATACAAGCCCAAGGACTGAGCGTAGCTTTGTTTCCTCTAAGTGCCATGAGGCAAAAGGAACCTCACGCTTTATCATGTTATACTCTAAGTACCGCATAACCTCTGTCTTACCAATGCCAGTGGGCGCCTTAATCACAGTGAAGTGACCCTGCATCAAACCCATGATCTTATCATCAAGAGCTTCGATACCAGTCGGTACGAACGCATAGTTAGGCGCATCCCTAAACAGTTCTACAAACTGATCAGAAGTATTAAGGATGTTATCAGGAGTGTACTTACGAGCGTTCCACCAAGCATTGGTGAAGTCTTTAACTGCGTTGTCCTGAAGGAACTCGTTAGCGTCCTTGTACTTATCATGAGTAACACGATAGGTCTTGTTGGGGAACATATTAAAGATCTTCTGTGCGATAGCATTACCTGCTGCATCGTTATCAATACTCAGTACGATCTTCTCGAAGCTATCTAACCAAGGCTTACACTTCTCCCAGAGGCGCTTAGAGGGCGTTGCAGAGGGCAAAGAGACCACAGGGTTAGTACCCCTCACATTCAGCATTTGATGCGCTGAGAGAGCGTCTAGCTCGCCCTCTGTGATGGTTACCATTGAGGCACTACCCGCAGGAAACAGATTCATACCGAACAGTTCATCTTGTGACAAACCCTGTGCGGAAAACGTCTTGGGCATTACACGGATTTTCTTGCCCCCAGACGGATGCACATACTCCTGCTTAGTTAATTCACTATTTGCATCTCTGTAACTACGAACATCATAGAATTCCATTGTTTTGACTTGAATACCACGCATCGGTAAATATTCATGTGGTTCGGTGGTAGGGTTATCAAAGGCCATGTCGTTATCTCCTTGAGGTCTTTTTAGGGGTTCAGTCTGACTAAAGAATGACTGCGCACAAGCGAAGCAGTATCCAACACCTTTGTCTGTGTTGAAGGAGTACGCATTGCTGCTACCACACTCAGTATCAGGACACGGGATGTGAGTTATCTCAGACATGTTGCTTTCCTTGTTTATCACGGCACAACTCTTCATACTTAAAGAACAGCTGTTGAAACTTCCACTCGTATAGTTGTTGCATACCCATCAAGGTGTTCATCATCTCGTCATGTGTAGGCTCACGTTCACCGTCACCTATCTGCTTGAACACTACCTGTAAGTCATCGCATACATGCCAGCAGTCCATTATCATTGGTTCTAAGTCATGCAGTTTAGGCATGTTGCTCTCCTTTAATACGATCATATTGACCTTCACAGTACCCATCTATATAAGCGTTACGTGCATCATCATGCTGTGAGTAGTAACGCCAAGCGCGGGGCATACCATTCATACCCGCATAATAACCAGAACTATATGCTTCCGAGCACATATCCATGTAAATCTCTTTTACTTTACCCATAGTCTTCTCCTATTTTAAACTACAAAACCGACCTACCACAAAGAAAAATCCAATACAACACTTTTCTTTCTTTTGTGTAGTTAGTATAATCTCTTTACTAGAGTAAAACAAAAGTACTAACACTCACTAGAATTTAGGAGTCAGTAATACTTAAGTAATACTCAAGTTCCCACGGAGGTCTCAAGTTCCCACGGAGGCCCCTAATTCCCACGGGGGTCAATTTCCACTGGGGGTCTCAAGTTCCCACGGGGGTGTCCTATAATCCTGGCTTAGACCCTGGCCTGGCCCCTGGCTTAGACCCTGGCCTGGTTCTTAGCTTTAGACAAAGAAAAGCCCCAAGCTAAGTTAATAGCCCGGGGCTTAGGTTAGAGTAAGTCTGAAAGGTTAACCCGGCCTATTCCTTGACAAGCAGGACAACGATAACCTAACTCCGCAGCTTGATCGCAAAACGGACAATCGACTGAGCTGAAAGTCTCGTCTGGAAGCGTTCTTTCAGGTAAGGTTACAGGAAAGATTATATCCAAGACTGCCAAAGCAGCTTCATCTGGGCATCTATTCCTAACGATAAACCTTTGGTTACGCTTTCGGAGAAGGCGCGCAATGCGCCCTATCCTATCCTCTTGGTCATCAGTGGTACGGTGTAATGGGTGACGTGCCATTAGGCTCTGCTGCCTCCTGTTGATGGTTGAGCATCACTAAGAATCTAGATAGCTCATCGAACTTATCAATCTCCTTAGTAAGTATCTCAAAGGCACTGTCATCTCGACCTAGTGCCAAAAACGTAGCTGCAATCTTAAGGCGACCGCTAATGCGGTACGCCTCATCTTCTATTGCCTTTCTTTCCTGTGATAAATTCATAGTTACATTCTCCCGCGTTTGTTAAGGTTTAATTCTGCGCCGTATTCCCAGAGCGATTCCTCTGCCGCCTCTGGGCTTCTGAAAAAGTCCTCTAATAGCCTAGCTACAGCATCGGGATGTTCTTGGACTAGGTCGTAGAAGTCCTCTAGAACATCTTCTCCCACCAAGGAACCCGTTTCGTTTCTGGACGATCCCCAACTTTGTAACCCCCAGTAGTCTTCATAGTCATATTCTACAACCGATGGGTCGCGGTCTATGATTAGTTTAGACCAATCAGCAGATATAAGCGCATCTCTAAGCTTTGCAGCGTAGTGCATATCTTGGGTTTCTTTATCGGTGTGCTGGTTGTAATAACCTACAGCCAGATTCGTACACTCGGGTACATCATTTGAGTACTCGTTTGAATCTGTGTAGGAACCAGTAGGATCAGCCTTGTGTTTCATCCCTAGAATACTGCCAAGGGACTTGGCGAAGGCATCGGAGCAGGTACGCAACCCCATCTGATGGGTTATGATGTCGCTAGTGCCTTTCCTATCGAAGCTAATGACGGAATCAACACTATCTAACCACCAAGGAAGATCCTCCACCAGTTTCCTAGAGCCGATACATCCGGCTTCTTCTTGGGCGTGTATAACGTAAACGCCTTCGATACCCGCATCAATCATTTCTAAGATCAACCACATACCAGTGGCACAGTCTGCGCCAAGGCACTCGGAGTCGCTACCCTTAGCTAAGCTAGCAATGCCATTATTGACAACCACATTCTGCATCCCATCCGACTTGTGGACTGAATCATAGTGTGCAGCGTAGCAAACCTTTGGAGAATTACCTAAGATAAGCTCGTAGTTGCCATGCTTATCTGGGTGTCCAAACGTGGGGTGTAGGAAGCGGCTACAGAAGTCCTTAATGGACTGAGTGCCATGTTTACGCTTATATTTAAGCATAGATGTTAGGCTGTGCATTTTTCTACCTCTTGTTCTGAGGGCATAAGAACCCAATTATTATTGCCGAAATCGTAGACATAAACAGCACCTGAGCTATCGGCATTGTATTGCTCGATACCAGCCATGCTGACACATTCGCCAGTGTCTAACCATTGGATATCGTCATTGTGGAACACTTCTTCCTTTAGCCAACAGGTAAAGTAGTAGTTCTCGTAATCATCTGGGGCTAAAGCCTCATCATCATGCGTATATATCACATCATCTTGATGCCATATCTGCCAGTTGGTGGTTGTGACATAGGAATGATCTCTGCAACATTCGCAGACAGTCA